GCCCCATTATGGGAGACTTTTAGATTCAGAAAGACGGGGACTGAACCCGCTGCTGAGGTAGTAACAGAAACTGATAAGTGATATAATTACATTATGCCATACAACATCCAAAGAGACGGTAATAAATACAAGGTAGTAGTAACCTCTACTGGAAGAGTTGTAGGAACACATCCGTCAAAAGCACAAGCTCAAGCACAATTAGGTGCTTTATACACCAATGTAAAAGATGTTAGAAAGTGCATGACTTGCGGATGCGATGATTTTGGCAACGATCATCATTATATTTCTGATACTGAAAAATGTATATCTTGCATGGAAAAAGGTCAAGGCCCATGCTGGGATGGTTATGAATATGCAGGTACAAAAGAGCAAGATGGGAAAACTGTTCCCAATTGTGTTCCTGTTAAAAAAGAGTCAGCAGGTGCTGGAAGAATTTCTGGTGGCGTTGGTTGGTCAATTGAATTTAACACTCAAGACTGTCAACATGGCTGGGCAGTTCTTAAAGGCGGAACTGGACAATCAATTGGTTGTTATCTGACTAAAGAAGAAGCGGAGAAAGCATTAGAAGCATTAGCTGTTACAGAGCCTGTTATTAAAAGTGATCAAACTCATCAAGATGAGCAAGATGGAATAGGGTCGTTTAGTTTTTGGAATGGATCTTTTGCTCCAGTAATGGGCAATGAAAAAGTTCAATATAGTTGGATGTCAACCTATAACTCACCACCACAAAATGACGGAAAGCCAAATGTGGGATATGGAAATAGTTCGGGTAAAAATGGCAGGAGCAATCAATGAAATTTAGAGAGCGTATGGCTTTTTATATAAACAAATACCCATCAAGAGTATCTGGATACGTATCTGCTTTAATCATGAATACAGCACTTTACTTTAAGCATTTTCCTACAAGCTTATTTATTCCAGTTGTCATGATTGTAATTATGTTTGGTGAAGGTGCTCAAAGAAAAGAAGATCAAAAAACATTGAAGGCTTTGTATACAGAAAATGATTTAAGCAAGCCAGATGATGAGATTATTAATGATATGCTTAAATCGTCAGAGACGGAGAAAAGAAAATAATGGAAGAGTTACAAGAACTTTTAATTAAGCTACAATCAATGGTAGTAAAAATGTGGGCACAAAGCCATGGGTACCATTGGAATATCGAGGGTCGTACGTTTAAGCAGGATCATGCATTCCTACTGGAGATATATGAAGATGTATTCGATTCCATTGATACATACTCAGAAAACCTACGTAGATTTGGCTACAAAGCCCCATTTGGAGTAAAGTCTTGGGATAGCAATAGCGATCTTGAAATTAATGATTCTCCCGATTTAGATTCAAGAACAATGTTCCAAGAATTATCTAAAACTAATCAATTTGTGATTGCAATGATCAGGCGTACTTTTGATAAAGCATCTGAGCTTGATGAGCAGGGACTTTGCAACTTCTTGGCAGATAGAGAAGATAAGCATAAGTTTTGGCAATGGCAGTTGACAGCAACACTTAAGTAGTAGTATAATAAACAAACACACCTAGAAAGGTAATTAAATGCAGCAAAATGCAGCGATTAGTCGTGACCTCCCACCTACACTGAATGATAATTATTACGTAAATGATCCTTCAAAGATGGGCGGAAGACGATTTGATGATAGCAAGGTTGAACATAAGTTTTTTACTTATGATTTAGATCTTGATTTGGAAAAAGTAACTAAGAATTTGCAGGTTGAGTATGAGCGTATTAGAAATGCAGAAATGCGTGGTGTAGCACCATTTAATCGTGAAAATCCCAACTCAGAATTCTTTAAGGAATCAAACTCTATTTCAACAATTAAGTCTCGTGAGTACAATGTATTTCAGATGTATTACCCATGGGCACACGATCTCTTTTCTGCAGTTACGGCAATGACCAGAGAAGCTTGTGCTTACTATGGAGTAGAATACAATGACTACCGTTGGCTCGCACAGTCTTGGTTTAATATTAATAGTAAGGAAAAGGGTGGAAAGCTTCACTTCCATGACCATGTTCGCAAAGACTATGGCGATCTAGCTTTTCACGGATACTTTTCTGTAAGTGCTGAACCATCAGAAACACATTACGATTTGTTGGATGGTAAGGTTAAGATTAACCACAATATTAATAACAGAGCAATCTTGTCAAAGGTTGGATATCCACATGCAATGAATGAATGGGATTTTGAAGGCCCACGAATTACAATTGCTTACGATGTTATTCCTCTGCATACTCTTGAGCAGGAAGCATTCCTTGCAATGCAAGCTAAGGACGGCATCACAGATCCTCTTTGGGAACAGCATTATAACCCCTTGCCAAGAGACTTCAAGTAAGATATACTACACATTAGTAAATGCAAAAGGTCCTACGGGGCCTTTTGTACTTGCCTTTGTAGCTCAGGGGATAGAGCGAGACTCTTCTAAGGTCTGCGTCGCAGGTTCGATTCCTGCCAGGGGCACGATAAAACAACTACTATCAAAGGAAGAAAATGAATAAAGTAAAGCGTACAGTTGCAATTATAGGAGCAGTCATGATTGCAATTTATCTTGTGTTTGTTGTAACAGGCAAGGCTAGTGCAGCAACACCACAAACAAATATTGCAATTATTGATACAGGGTTTGATCCATCAGTATCTCAGTTCAAGGGTAAGATTGTTGATGAAGTTTGTTTTACATTAATTACTTGCCCAAACAATAAAAGCTTTCAAGAATCAGCAAATGCAGCAGAACTAACTGCAACCCAGATGCTTGTTAAGGATGCAAGCCACGGCACTCAAATGCTATCTGCTTCTATTGCAACAAACTCTAACGCAAATTATGTTTATATTCGTGCTTATGACATTTTTAATGGTGTGTTAATCCCACCATCAGATTCACAGTTTGCTACGATTCTGAACTGGATTGATAAGAATTACTCAAGATTAAATATTGGTGCGGTATCGTTTAGTGCTGCTAGAAATATTACTACTGCATGTCCTGATAATCCCAGCGTTAATGCTACAGTAAATGATCTTATTTCAAACGGCATCCCAGTCATTGCTGCTGCTGGCAATAATTATGATTACAGCCACGTTTCATACCCAGCCTGCTTGTCTCCAATTATTGCAGTAGGCTCAATTGATAACTATGGCCATGCTTTGTACAGCAATGCAGGCAAAGATCTTGATTTTGATGCTATGGGAACAATGACTGTATTCAACGGCGGTACATCAACAATACAATCAGTAGGAACATCACTTGCTACTCAAGTATTCACGGCGGACTGGGTTGCAATTAAGCAAGCTAAGCCTAGCCTAAGTTACTCACAAGAATACGCATTGATTCAAAAAACACAATCACTATCATCAAATACTTATGTTAAAAATGTACCAACTATTAATGTGCTAGCAGCGTTAAAGTAGAGTATAATTATTACATGACTAATCCAGATTTTGATGATTTTTTTGATGACCCAGAGGAAACAGAAGCCTTTATTGATTATCTAGTTTCAATTGATGCAGCAATTTGGGACGGGATGGACGAATATGGTGAAAGAATGTTTAAGTTCAATATGCCAGTCTTAAAGGAAGTTCTTCCTGAGCTATATGAGCAGGTAATGGGAGATGTTGATGATATCATGCTAAATCTTTTTGAGAAGGGCTTGGTTGATATTGAGTATGATGAGAACCTAAATGCACTATTTCATATAAGCGAAGAGGGTAAAAAAGCTTTACAAGAAGTGGGTATAGACTATATAGTAGATGACGAGGAATAATGTCTAAAATAGTAAAGCAAAGAAAAGAAAATTATTCCGAAACATATGCTGATAATGAAATTGAAGATTCATATACAATATCCCCAGAGCAACTAAAAAATGCTAAAATCTTTGCAAAGCGAGAGGATTATATTGCTACTTTGCCTGAAGGCTTAAGGTATCTTGAAGTTGGAGTTGCTTGGGGTTATTACTCTAAGATTGTTGCAGAGTCAAAAAATCCTTCCTTAATTCACCTTCAAGATACATATAACCAAGATCATATGTGCTGGTCTCAAAGATATAATGGTGTTTGCTCTTGTAATCAACCACATGGAAATTATACTAGAGATACTCATGAAGATTACATTAAAGAATTGTTTTCTATTTATAACGGTTCATTAACAATCAAAGGTGATAGCAGGGAAGTACTTCCTACACTAACACAGGAGTATGACTATATATATATTGATTCTAACAATGATCGTGATTGCGTAACTCCAACTTTGAATGCTGCTGCAAAGATTACTTCTATAAACGGAATCATAGGATTAAATGATTACCTTATGTGGGATGGCGTAATTGAAGAGCGGGCTTACGGTGTAGTTCAAGCAGTAAATGAATTTTTAAATAACAATCTTAACTGGGAAGTAGATGCACTAGCATTACATCCATTAGGATTTTACGACATTTACTTAAGGAGACTTTCATAATGGAAAGAGAAATGCCATGGAAAGAAAGCTTTAGAAAAGATATTTGTGGTCCGCTCAAATCAAACTTTGATTTGCCTTTTGGCACGGTTGAGCAGCCTTTAACTATAGATCAGTATCAACTAGATAATGCAAAGATATATTCAAATAGAAATACATTTATTCCAACAATACCTAAGAACGCTAGGTACATTGAAGTTGGTGTAGGTGGTGGTGATTATTCTTTATTATTTAATTCAATTAATCAGCCCGTATCTCTGGATTTAATTGACCCATTCAACCATCATGAATTTGGTACTGCAAAATTAAGTAGATATACACAGGATACTCACTATGAATTTGTTGAAAAGCAGTTTGCGGGAGTACCAAATGTTACCCTGCACAAAGGCACCAGCCAGGACATTTTGCCAACCTTGCCTAAAGCTTCATTTGATTATATATACCTAGATGGGCTACACTCTAGAGAGAAAGTCAGACAAGATCTATGGAATGCAAAAGAATTAATCGCTGAAGGCGGAATTATAGGCGTAAATGACTACATTATCTGGGATTTTATGGTCGAGGATATTCCTTACGGCGTAGTTCAAACGGTAGCGGAATTCCTGGATGTAAACAAGGACTGGCACGTACATGCCTTTGCCTTTCAAGAATTTGGTTTTTGCGACATATATTTGAAGAAGTCGTAATTTTTCCATTTTAGTGTATAATAAGTGTGAGGTGGTGATTAAATATGGATAACAATCAACAGGGTAAAGAGGGCGGAACACAGCAGCCTTCATCAGCTACCCCAGTTACAGAACAAGCTGGTCCTGACGGCGGTCAGAAGTCAGCTCCTACAACAGATCTAGGTGTAAATAATCCTGCAAAGGCAACAACAGCAGGACCATTTATAGGCAAAGATGTTTCAATGACAACACCGCAATATGCAGGTGGACCAATTGCAACTACAGAGCCAGGTTCACACGCATAGTGAACAAGGAAAATGTTGAAAAATTTTTCGAAGATGTAAAAGATGCTTTTGCTAAAGCTATTGGAACCTCTTCGTCAGTAGATCAAGAGCGTGACGAAAGAAGCGTTGAGAACTATGTAAGACAAAGTTCAAATACAAATACGACTAACAGTCAGACAGGAGGTAATACAATGTCAAACACAACAGAACCAGATCCACAAGGCGAGATTGCTGTACAGAAGTCTTTCCCAACAGTTAACTCTGGAACATTGGTAGATCAGACAACTCGCCCAGAGGGTGATGTCTCAGTATCAGATGCTCCAAACAACCCTGGAATTGTTCCAAACAATGAAACATTCCCAGGAGAAGGATCAGCAATTGCTCCTACATCTGCAGAAATGGCAGAGCCAGTAGAGAAGGCTGAATCAGGAAAGTGTGCATCATGCGGTCAAGCACTTCCAGTTGCTAAGGCTGATGATTCAAAAGATGAAGATGAAATCGCCAAGGCTGAGTCATGTGCAGATTGCGGTAAGGCTATGAGCCTTTGCAATTGCATGGGTAAGGCAGTAGACGAGAAGGAAACTGCAGCAGAATCTGCTAAGGAAACAGATGCAGATGAGAAGGCTGAAATGAAGAAGTCCCTTTGGGGCGGAGCATTTGCCCCAGTATCAATCAAGTAAGTTATATATACGTATATATACATTCAAGGACGGGAAACCGTCCTTGTGTGTTTCAGAAAGGAATAGCATGAGAGTTTTAGTTTTTGGAGACAAAGACTGGAGTGATTACAATGATTTAATTCGTCAGATCACTCTACTATTAGAAGATTGTAAGCATCTTTACCCTGATAATAAAGAGTTTGTCTTTGTTCATAAGGGTCAGCGGGGAGCTGAAAATATGATTACTGAATATATCGGTAAGGTAGAAAAGCTTCTTAAGCAAAATGGATATAGAATCAAAGAAGAATTATTTAGAGATAAATCATCCTTTTCAGATGTAAACATGATTGAGTCTTCACCTAACATAGCTCTTGTATTTGGGGATTGCCCTAGAAATAAGCAGGTAATGAAGGTAATGGATGCCATGGGTGTCCCATATAGATATTATAAGTAAAATACGCTTGACACAGACATATTAAGTCTGATACAATATAAACAACAACACTACTAGCAGAAAGAAAAAGCATGATCATTCAAACAGTACACAAGGTCATTGGCACTCAGGTAATTGACCATATGGTTGCAATTCCACAAGAAGCATTCCCACCAAATTGGGATTCTTTGTCTCAAGAAGAAAAAGTTCATTTCATTTTATCACACCAAGAGTTTGAAGAGCCATATGCAATTCGACCAGAGCATTTTGAGCTTCTTGATATTGTAGTTGTTAAGGATTACACATTTTAATGACAAATATCCAACCACTAGGAAGCTTGATTTTATTTAAAGCTGAAGAAGAAAAAGATAGAACAACTAAATCAGGATTAGTTATTGCTTCAACAGTAATTGACTCTACCCTCAAAAGGGGAACCGTTGTAGCAGTTGGTCCAGGCGATTACCACAGCAATGGTGATCTTCACTCTATCCCGCTAAAACAAGGTGATACTATTATTTATTCACCAAACCATGCAACAGAAATTGAAGACAAAAGTGGAGAAAAGCTTCACTTCATTAACTGGAGACAACTCTTCGGAACGGAAAACAATAATGGCTAAGATTACACTTGATTACGATGCAGCCCACAAGTTTGTTGAAAAGAATAAGTCGCAAGGCTTTTTCTGGGATGGGTTTACAATTGTAAAGTGGTCTCCAAGTAACAATGGCTTTATGCAAAAAAATGGTTTATACCGCAACAATAAGTGGGGTTATTCAAATCGCTACGATTTAAAGTCTGATGGCACTTGGGAGATTAGCGATAAGTATGCCAAGCTTATTTAATCAAATTGGTATTGATGATCTAGATGCTAAATGGTGGCATATTGCTGCATGCCATATGATGCCTATTAATTGGTTCTATGATGATTATGAATCGGATAAAGAGCTTGCTAAGCAAATTGATCAGGTTTGCTTATCTTGCCCAGTGTCCCGTCAATGTTTTGATGAAGGCGTAAAGTTTAAAGAGAAAGGTGTTAGGGGTGGGGTATACATGGATTTGGGTAGACCAGATAAACAATACAACGCTCACAAAACACCAGAAGTTTGGAAGCAGATAAAAAAACTCCATGGAAAAAATAACTTACACAGTTGAAATGGCCAAGAAGGTCAGGGACATTAAGGTTCCAGTTAAGAACCTAATCTTGGATATTAGAGCAAGACCTAACTATCTTGCTTTAACCGTGTATGAAAGCAATATAATGGAGTATAATGAGAGTCAGAGAATGGCGATCATGGAATATCTGTTGCTAGTAAGACAACTTATTCAATCATTTGGAACACCATGCGAACTAGAAGGGATGAAATATACTGATGAGCAAGCAAGAGCCAGAAGACGTTCATGAAGATACAGTAACGTTTGTATATTTACCAGACGAAGGCGTGTATGGTACAGTTATCCATCACGGAGCTTGGGTTTCATTGATTGAATATTATGAATCTGGTGTAGGCTACACCATTGAAGTTTCTAATGACGACTTTATAGTATTAGATGAAGTTGGAATTGGATATACAGATGAAACGGAAAATGATCTATAATGCTATGCTACTCATGTAATAAATCTAAGGTTGAACTACATCCTAAGAAATCAGATATTCTTAAAGGTGTACAACTCTTTATGTGTCAATCGTGTATTGACTCAAAGTACGAGCCTAGATGGTGTGTTGTTTTGGGCGGGAGACAAAACGGTGCAGAGTCTGTTAGAGATTATGTGATTAAACATAGATATGTAGGTAGTAATATTGCTGCTGATGAACTAATTGCTTAAGGAGATGTATGTTAAGACTAGATGACAAATATGAAGATATTTTATCTGATGATGATGCAGTAGTTTATTTTACAGCTGCTTGGTGTGGACCATGTAAGCAATTAAAGCCTCAGTATGCAAGGGCAGCAACTATTGATAATAGTAGAAACTATTATATGTTTGACGTGGATACCCTTGACAAAGACATCCTAGCTAAGTATAATATTATGAGTATCCCCCAAGTTTTTGTTATGAACAAGGGTGAAATTGTAAAGCCTATCTTAAACAGAACTGCAGATCAAATCCTAGAGGAGCTTAATCAGTGACAACAATCGTTGCAGTATGCAAAAATGGAAATGTTACTATGGGTGCTGATTCTCAGGTCACCGATGGTGCTCGCCCAAATATGCATGCTACTATGCAAAAGATTACCAAGAACAATGGTTGGTTAATTGCAGGGAGTGGTGACTCTCAGCCTTGTGATATTCTTCAGTATGTCTTTATTCCTCCTGTTCCTACTGTTAAAGAAAGAGAAAATCTTTATCGCTTTATGGTGGTAAAGTTTATACCAGCCATGAAGGATTGCTTAGAAGAGTACGATTGGAAGCCTGATCCACAAGATAAAGATTCAGGATTCAACATGCTGTTTGCATTTGATGGAGAAGTCTTTGATATTGGAAATGACTTTAGTGTTTTGCTGAATAGCGACGGCATTTACGGTGTTGGCTCAGGCTCACCATTCGCTATTGGTGCGTTGTACGCTGGTGCTTCTGTAGAAAAAGCATTAGAGATTGCTGCTAACAATGATATTTATACATCTGGTCCGATGCAGATAGTAAAACAACAAAAGAAAGTAAAGTAATGCCACTAGAAGAATACAATTTTGACAGAATTCCTTATGGAAGTGTATCTGACGTATTTTACAACAAGCTTGACAAAACTTGGGCAGAAGGTCCAGAACCTTTTGAAAATGATGTTTTTGTTTCAGAAATGGAAAAGCATCAGAACGTTGTTGATGATAAAGAAGTTTTTTATCATTGGAATTCTGACTCATATAGATCAGATGAGTTTACATCTAATCACGATGGCAAGCATGTTTTGTTTATGGGTTGCTCTGAAACAGAAGGAATTGGCTCCCCGTTTGATACTGTATGGGCAAAGCTTATTTATGATAAGCTATCTAAAAATAACAAGCTGTCGGGATACTTTAACCTAGGCAAGGCGGGATTTGGATGGCAAAAAATCATCTCAAGCCTTATGACATATGAAAAGGTTTATGCACGTCCAGATGTTTTGTTAGTAATGCTACCTAACATCCCAAGAGAATATATCTGGGATCAGGAAAACTACACATGGCGTTATATTCAAAAGCATCCTTATGACAAAATGGTTAAGCCAGATGATGACCCTATGACCTTAACAATTAATCAGCATAGAAAGCATTTTATTGACTTTTGCGTTAGCTGGAAGTTGTTTGAAGCATACTGCAAGGAAGCGGGAATCAAGTTAATTTGGTCAACATGGAATTATATAGAAAACCCCAATATTAAGATGGCTAACTGCTTTAACAACTTTATAGAGATTGATGATGATCAGGGCTTTAAAGACTACTTCTTAAGCCAAAGACCAGATGGCAAAAGATTAAAGCATGATATAGAGAGAAGAGATGGGCACCACGGCATACTGTACCATGAGTACTGGGCTAAGCATTTTCTTGCAGAGATTGAAAAGCAGGGTTTGCTTAATGTTTAAACGTATTGTAAAATGGTACAGAATTAAGAAGTTTGAAAAAGCAATTAAAAAGCCTAGGAAGTTTATATACTAATGATCAATAAGCCTAGAGAAGATATACTAAATGGTTTAGTTTATCTATTTGACATGGAAGGCATAGACTTCTCATTCTATTGGCACAGAATGAATGATTTATCATTTATTGATAAGATTGCTGAAAGAAAAAATGAGTACCATGCAGTTATGGTTGATTGCTTAGACATAGTAAAAACTGGGTTTGTAATGGATCAGCTATTTTCAAAGGTGCCCGAAAGAAAAGTTAAAATGGTTTTAGATTCATTAACACTTAGTCAAAACATCATTGAGTGTATGGGTAACGAAGCATCTCAAGTTTTAGTAAAACACCATGACACACAGCAAAGTCTCAGGGAAAAATATGATTTTAGCGTGTTAATTGTAGTTTTTCCAGTTGACAAAGAATAAAGTAATAAGATAGAATAAAGCATTGGTTACGACAGTAGCCATTATCCTGTACAGGGATACTAACAAGAATAGGAAACTATGAATACAACAAAGAAGATCGCTCTTGCAACCGCTGCAGCTCTTGCAATCGTGGGCATCTCTGCTTCAGCACATGCTGCACCTCTTGCAGTCACCGTTGCTGGATCAGCAAACACAACAACTTCTGCAGCACCAGCTACAGTAGCAGTACCTTCATCTAACGTAATTGATTCAGGTCACTCTGTCGCTCTTGCAGCAACAGCAGACACCAACACCGCAGTTACATTTACTGCATCAGGTTCTGTAAAGCTTGTATCAGTACTTAATACATCACTTGCTCCAGTAACTGTAGCATCTGGTGTCACCTCTGCATCTGTAACCTCACAGGGTTCAGCAATCACAGAGTATGCTTATACAACAAGCACATCAGTTGGTTCTGTAACCATTACAAATGGTGCATACTCAACAATCGTATACATTCAGGGTACAGCGGGAGCAGCATCAAATGTTGCAGTCTCAGTTCCTGCATCATCAGCAGTAAATACTGCACCAACAATTTCTGTTTCAGCAACAGACGTTTTTGGTAACGCAGTTGGTGGAGAGACAGTATCAGTTACACTTATCGGAGCAACATTCTCTGACCTTACTGTAACCAAGTCCCTAGTTACATCAACAGCAGCAAACGTGCTTGCTGATAACACACTCACATTGGGTTCAAAGTCTGCTACACTGGCTGCAGTATCTGCAGGTTCAGTAACAGTAGTTGCTACAGACACTTCAATTGGTGCAGCAGTCACAGGATTGCCAGTCCCAGTTAAGTCAGTCGCAGCATCATTTGCTGTATCAGATCTTAATGCTTCAATTACAGCATTGCAGTCACAGGTCGCTGGACTAAGCAATACGATTGCATCTTTGCAGTCACAACTTGCTTCTGCAAATACAGCACTTTCAGCAGAAAAGGCAGCCCATGCTTCTGATTCCGCAACTGCAACAACTGCACTTAATGCAGAAAAAACAGCACACGTTGCTGATAATGTCACAAATACTGCAGCGACTGCAGCAGCTAATAAGGCATACAAGGCACTTATTGCTAAGTACAATGCTTTGGCTAAGCGATTCAAGCAGCCACAAGTAACTAAGTAGAGTACAACTAGGGAGGGCGGGTTTTAATTAACCCGCCCTTTTTGGTATAATTAATACATAATGGAATCACAAAAAAAGACAGTAGTTAAAACAATCACATGGCGTATTGCACACTCTTTAGTTGCTATATCCATAGCCTTCTTTATTACACACAGCCTAAAAATGGCAGCAGAGATCTTTTCAGCAGAAATTTTATGGGAGACAGCATTGTATTATTTTCATGAAAGATTTTGGTCAAAGTGGGGGAAGAGAGTTAAGTAATGTCTTGGAAGCATGATCGCTTTGAAAAAAGAGATATGTTGAATGTGTTTGACAAAAAGCATTTAGAAACATTTACATATAGATTTTCTAGCCAGCATTGGGATAGAGTAGACGGTCCAGAGATTGATTTAATCTTAAACTCTTATGGGTTTAGATCGCCTGAATTTGAAAAGCTAACTAACGATAACCTTAATGTTCTTTACTTGGGATGTTCGTTCACATTTGGAGATGGTTTGCCCTCAGAATACAGATGGTCTGACATGCTTACAAAAGAAATACAGTCTAAGTCTGATAAAACAGTAAAACATTGGAACTTGGGTTATGACGGAAACTCAGTTCATTTAATCATTAGAAATGCCATGGCTTTTATTAGAAACTATGGAAAGCCAGATGTTATTTTTGCAGTATTGCCCGATTTATCTCGTGCCATGCATTGGTACAAAGATCGTTATTATATAGTTCACCCACCTAGAGATGCTAGCTTTAACGAACATTGGGGTGCCCAGCAAGTAGACTATGCAAAGAAGTTTACTTATGAAGATGAAGTAATGGTAGCCATGGATATGCTTGCTATGTTTGAAGATTTTTGTGAAGAAGCAGGGATTAAATTTATATACACAAGCTGGGACTATGATCTAATGGATATAGGTCAAACTCAAGGATATAAGATTAATCATTTTTATGATAGAGAGCTTGCTTTTACCTATGATGATAAGAAGGAAAAGTTTGATTCTTTGCCAGAGAATGTAGACAACCTTCCCTATTGGGGTGTTGCAGCAGATGGATACCACCCAGGAACGTGCTGGAATATTTGGACAAAAGATAAATTTATGGAGAAGTATGAAGAAAATTAGAAGAATTATAAACATTGTTCGTCATCCAATTCTTTATAAAAAGTTTAGAAAGAAGAAAGGGTTTATATATTAATGAGTAATCAACTTTGGTCATGGGGCTTGTCAATTATAGGTGTTGTTGGCATTCTATTGGTAGGACATAAAAACTGGCGGGGATACCTTGTGGGTATCTTTACAGAGTGTGCTTGGGTGTGGTATAGTATTCAAACAAAACAATGGGGATTCATTTTTGGATCAACAGTATATATTTCAGCTTATTGCTTAAACATAAGCAAATGGCTTGATGAAGTAAGAAGAAACAGAATTAAAAATATGTTTCACATCAATCTTTTACACAACTACAGAAAGAGTAAATAAATGGCTAGTGTACCACTATCAGTAAATCAACTTGAAACAATTCTTGAGTCAGTATCAAGACAATTGCTTGAGCAATGGGCAATTGATGACCGTTTTGCAGAAGATCAGCTAGAAAAAGCCACGCAATGGGCTGTTGATGACGCTTCCCTTGTCATTAATGTATTCATGGAAATGTTCAACGATTATATGACACAGCAAGCAGAACCATCAAATAATTTAATTATTTAAGGATAAATGATATAATATAAAAGTAGTGCTAGCACTACTTGGGGGTTGTATCATTAAAAAGATAATACTTAAGTTTAAGCATAACTTTGAGCACTTTAATAAAAGGGTCGAAGAGCTTTCAGATTGGACTGCAGACATATCTGCACACCCTCTATTTCTTATTTTCCATGCAATTTGGTGGGGAATTTGGATTGGGTTCAAGGTAGAGCCATTCCCATATGGACTATTGACCCTTATAGTATCTTTGGAAGCAATTGTCCTAAGCTCCCTGCTCCTGTCCTCTGGTAACAGAGAAGGAGAGGTTGAAAAGAAAATTGCCCGAAAAGACCTTTCTATATCTAAAGAAACTAATTGGATGGTTGAAGAGATTCATGAGATAATTAGAGATATGCAAGAGGATCTTCGGTTCCTAAAGGATGAGGAGGAAGAATAATGGATTGCCTATTACTATGGTTTAGCATGATAGTGATCATAGCGTCATCTTTCAAGTGCCACAAGCAGCGTTGGCATAAGTAGTATTAAATGAAGTTTGAAAAGACAATTGACAACATAAGAATTGTTGAGAATTTTGTTGATTCAAATGATTTACAAGATGTAGATTCATTTTTACAGACATGGATACCAACAGATAAAGATTTTTTTGTTGTACCTATAGTTAATAACAAGACCAAGAACTTCTGTCTAAAATACCCTAAAATAGCTCATATCCTCGCTGAGGACTATTATCGTGTCGAGATTGAGCGGGAATATCTAAACAACCCATCCCCCGTCATATGGCGTACTGGAGCTTTTATGGAGGAGCATGTAGATCTCATGGGTTTAATGAATGAAAAAGATTATGACATATCAGAGCATCCAGATGTAGAATTAAATGATTATACTTTGGCAGCAATAATCTACATTAATGATGCTTATGAAGGTGGGGAGTTATGCTTCCCAGATTTTGACTTGCAAATCAAACCTAAAGCGGGTACACTAATACTATTCCCATCCAACTCTGACTTTAAACATTCAGTAAATGAAGTAAAATCGGGAAACAGATTTACAGTAGCAACATGGTATAAAGTAAAGGAAAACAATGTCTGAAGGTAAGTTAATTCTAGGTTCCTCGCATTTAGGAAACCCTAATCTCATTTCTTATGGAATGAAAAGTGCAATTGAAGAAGCAGATATTATTATTATCGAGTCTGAAGATGTCTTTAAGGATATGTGTGAAAGACTAAATTGTGAACCAACTACCAATGTTGTAGCTAAGTTTCTAGGTTTAAATACCAATGAAGAAATTGGAGATTTTAAAGAGTTTGTTATGACTCAGATTAAAGAGGGGCAGACAGTTCTTATTGTGCCTATGGCGGGACAAGCAGGAATTGGAGATCCAGCAATCTTCGTAGCACAGGAGTGCCATGCACTAGGTGTAACAGTGAATATTATCCCTGGTCCATCTTTGTCAACTATAGCATTTCTTAAATCTGGTTTCGGGGATGGATCATATTCTTTTGAAGCTCAGCTTCAGCCAGAGCCAGGAGTTTTTGGCTATCTTCAAGAGATTATTAAGCAGAATAAAGCAGCAGTTTATATTGAGCCTAATGAAGGGCTTGAGTATTTCTTTAAAACAGTTATTCCATTTTATGGTAAAAAGCGTAAGGCAGCAATTATGGTTGACTTAACTTTGCCAGAAGAAAAGATTTACCGTGGCACACTTTGGGATCTTTGGGAAAAGGTTGAGAATAAAGAGATTGCACCTCATATTGGTCGTTCTACTATTGTAGTGGACGGCTCTTCTGGGTGGCACCATGATGAAGGCTTACAGCAGCCTTTAAGACCTAAGAGTATTGATGATGAAACTTACTCAGATCAATGGGATATCAAATAAATAAGTCTTTTTATAGTTTAAATCCATACCTATAAAAAACGTTTTATACCAATCATACGTATAAATGTGGCGGGGTATGTTTATTATGTCGTACACATAAGTGCCAGGCTTACAAAAGATTGCATTAGCTATATTAGTACCGCTTAGCCCTGCAACATGAGATGCGTTATAGAATAGATTTGCTTGCTCTATCAATCCCATGCCTTCAAGCCTAAAAATCTCATACCCTTTATCTATAAAAGATTGTTCTATTTTCTGTTGGTTTTCTATATAATCATATCTTTCAACTGCGTACTTTGTAAATGGATCAAGTTCTTTTAGATTGACGTTCGTTCTTTCTTCATTCATTTCAAAATGTATGAAGTCCCAGTTTACATTTGTTGAAAGCATTAGGCTGATTGTAATAGGTATTCGAGTGGTGAATATCTTTTTATGTTCACCTTCGACAAGATAATCTTTAAGCTTGTTGACAACAAATTGCCTTAAGAATGCACAGACATTATCGTTTCTTATGTCCTCGTTAGGATCAATTTGATTTTCTTTTCTATATTCAATTAAGCTTTTACCATCTTCCATAAATATTTTATGACCAATGTTTGATTCCATATCGCTTACTGTATGAGTCAATGAAACAACATTTTCAATACTGACATTTTCATTCTTGTTGGGATCTATAAAATTATCTTCTGTTAATTGATATATATCTATTATATCTTTTACTACTTTTGATGGGCCAGAGTTTTTGTAAAAAACATTTTGTCTGCCCATATCTCCATATTTAATTAATAGTATCTTTAGATCGGGTACATATTGCTTAAGATATTCATAGGTGCCAATTCCATCAATTAAAAGATGGGAATGCTGACTTATATCAACAATTAAATATTTACCAATTAAGTGCTTAGTATGTGTGGGTTCATCAGTCATGTAAGTTAAATTGCTGATAACTTGATATTCTTTAAACTTTTCTTTTTGAGTGATATAATCATATTCTGATAAATCAGCTTCAAACTTGATATTTTTAATCATTTCACACTAAATCATTAATTATGTCAAAGATGGTGTATTCTTTTGCTTTTATTCCAACACCATCAAAAATCTGATTAAAGTCAAATTGATAAGATCTAGGATAAGGTATTATTTCAACTGCAACATCTTTTTTGCAAAAGATAACATTAAGTAAATTGGTCCCAGCAAAACCTGCAACATGGGTGGCTTGAGCAAATAGGTTTGCTTGCTCATCAAGTGGCATTGATTCAAGATGTACTATGGCGTATCCACGCTCTTTATATTTTGATTCTATTAAGTTTTCTATATCTTCTGGGATCAGTCTTAATGCTGACGGGGTAGCCTTGCCAAAATCATTTTCTTGACTATGAGAATTGTATACATCTATTAAATATTTTTTATTTACATAGCCTCTGCTAATAAATATTTTTTTCTTATGTGGTATATCATAATGATTAATTTTGCTTAGAACATAATCTGAAATAATGCCCACCATGTTGGTTGGCTGAAAATGAATAGCTCTTTCTTTAAGAAACTCTTGCTGCCAATTTACATACTTTTCGTCATCTATTGCATAAAAGTTGTTATATGTTGAATACTTGGGTTGATACAATGTTCCACCGACTGCAATTTGATATTGATTAATTACATGGTTGCTTGGAATTTCTAATAAATCTATTATACTTTTTTGTAAACCATAAGATTCAGCTAAAGATCCAGACCATATATACAATGGATTTAAATCAGGTTTAAACTGTTTTAAATAGAGATAATGACCTATTTGTTCAATTAAAAAATGATAATAATGGCCAAATGTTAGTATAAAGAAATCACCTTTAATAAACTTTTGTTCTACTACCACACGATTATCAGCTAGACTTACGTCTATTGGTCTCATACAGGATATCCTTGTTTCAGTAAGAACCTTGCAAAATGTTAGCGGGTCTCCTGGATTTAGTTCTTCTTCTAGCTCTTCATTAAAATGTATCATGTTATCATTAGTATACCATAAATTGCCTTGACACATGCTCAGCAAAGTGGTACTATTCAATCATGAGCAAATTAATCCTAGGTTCCATGCCAATTGGCGATGAAGATTTATCCCCACAAATGAGAAAAGCTTTTAAAGAAGCAGATGTTATTTTAGTTGAATATGCTGATGCATTTTATGAGCAAATTAAACAGTATGAAATTGAATATACTGGCGAAGTTATAGCGGTTATTGAGGCGGGGCAAACAGAAAAATCTACCTCTGTTGATGAAAAAATTGAGCATAGGCTGGGTTTGGGTAAGAGCGTACTATTTATCACTGAAAATGGATACCCAACTATTGCAGGTCCAGGATACGATTATATACTGATTGCAAGAAAAGCAAATAGAAAAGTCACCATAATACCTGGACCAAGTATTACATCAACAGCATATGTAGTTTCAGGCATTACATCACGTGACAGAAGTTATGTTGCTAAAAACTTTATTGGTAAGACAAAAGATGAAAAACGTGAAATGTATAGCCGAGTTGCCTTTAGCGGTTCAGTTGTAGTCATATTAGATGATATTAATTCCATGATAGATAATCTTGAGATGATTGTAGAAGAAGCTATTTATAATAGAGAGGTTTGCTTTATTAAAAACCTTTATACTGAAACAGAAGAAGTAAGACTTGGCGATATTGGATCTATTCTATTTTATTTAAAGAGTCTTAATATTCAAGAAGATTTAGAGTTTGACGGGGAGTTTGACATTAGGGAAAACGATAAGGTAGTATTGGTAATTGGTTCGCTACTTAAAGAATTAGAGGGAGATATTGACCAAGATTAATGTTTTAGACAAGGGTTATGTACGCCTAGTAGATGTTTTAGGAAATGATTTATCAGTTGTAAATGCAGCTCGTGTTTCATATGATAAAGAATCTGCTGAGTTTGGATTAAAAGATGAGAAATTAATTGACTTTCTTATTAGAGAAGGGCACACATCTCCACTTAGACACGCAGCATTGACATTTGAGGTTTATGCCCCATTAATGGTGGCTCGACAATGGTGGAAGTATGCAGTATCATCTACTCACGTTGATGATCAAAATGGTTGGAACGAATCTTCTCGCAGATATATTACAGAACAAGAAGAATTTTATGTTCCAGAGCCAACTGCATGGCGTTCTAAGCCAGAAAACTCTAAGCAGGGTTCGGGTGAACCAATTTTAAATGGTGGTCAATTTACAGTTGATTTAAATAATTATATTGAAAGAGGTAAAGAGCTTTACGAAAGAGCTTTGGGATATAACATTGCTCCAGAACTTGCGAGGCTATTCTTGCCAGCATACGGCATGTATGTAAGGTGGCGGTGGACAGTAAGTCTGCAGGGCGTACTAACATTCCTAGATCAAAGATTGCCACACGATGCTCAGCTAGAAATTCAAGAATATGCCAAAGCAGTTAAAGATTTATCTGCAAATGCATTCCCTAAAACATTTGTAAGTTGGGATAGACAAAAATGACATTTGATGATTATATGAGGAGAATAATGGAAGAAGATGAAGAGTTGTTAAAGAATCTTGGATCTGACTTTGATGAAGAAGGTATCCCATATTGGGAAAAGTGGGGCAAAGGCGAAGAAGCCAGATTTGATGCTGAATACCCTATTGACAAGACACAACACTAACTGATAGAATAAGGTCATGCAAACATTCCTTCCATACCCCGCCATGCGGGACAGTTTAGATGCCCTTGATAACAAACGCTTAAACAAGCAAATCCTTGAGTGCTATCAGATACTTAAAGTCCTATCGGGACAATCACAGTCTAACGCTTGGCGTAATCATCCTGCTGTTCTTATGTGGGAAGGTGCGGAAAACGAATTGTGGCGGTACAGCCAAACTGCTATTGCAATAGCCAATATGCGTGGCATTAAGACTGACAAAAATGCTGAAAACATTGCAACATTAGCTAAACTTGCTGTATTATCATGGGGTGATGATGAACCAGCATGGCGTAAAAATCCTACAGTTGTTAAGCGTGTAACCACTACACACAAAGCTAATCTATATCGTAAAGACCCAGAATACTACGCAGAATATGC